TCGTGCTGACTGGGAGCATTTCGAAGAACACGGAGGGTTATCTGAGGTGATGAAAGCAGCATCACGCTTTGTCTTTCAAGACGTCTAAACCGTATGGATATCACAGACAACAAGTAGAACAAAATTGGTTTTTCTGGCGCCCCGTTATGGAGCGCTTTTTAAGTTTTGAACGAGCTGAAACGATGACACCCGATGAGCTATCGGAATTTAATGCAGCTATTGATTATCATATAGAGCGCAAAAACGCTGAGAGAGGGGGCTAAAGTGTGAGTATACGTGACTTATTTGTTGAAATTGGCATGGATATTGACGATGGCCCTTTAGGTGATTTAGACAAAAAGATTAACGCTGTTATGAAGGCTGTAACTAAGATGGATTTCAGTGGCTTTGATGACTTAGGAAATGACGTTGATGATTTAGGGAAAGATTTCAATGATTTAGGAGAAATAGTTTGGTCTGTTGAAAGAAAACTCAATAACTTCGATGATGGAAATATTAATGACATAAGTAAAAGTGCACATGAAGCAGAAGGTGCATTCGGTAAGTTAAAAGGTACGATTATAGGTATTGGATCAGCCATAGGAGCTTATATAGCTGTAGACAAAATTGTTGGATTAGGCACTAGTGCTTTAGAAAGTGCAGCAAGTGCTAAAGCAATGGAATCGCAATTTGAACAAGTTTTTGCTGGTATGGAGAATTCTGCAACAAGTGCTCTTGATAAAATTGCTACAGAAACAGGCATTCTTCCTAATCGTTTAAAAGGTAGTTATATTCAAATGGCCGCGTTTGCTAAAACAACAGGTGTTGATACAGCGGAAGCATTAAAATTGACTGAACGAGCTACTCTAGCGGCTGCAGATAGTGCAGCCTTTTATGATAGGTCTATAGAAGATGTTACTGAGAACCTTCAATCGTTCTTAAAAGGTAACTTTGAAAACGATGCTGCACTTGGTATCTCGGCAACAGAGACAACACGAAATGCTAAAGCTAATGAGTTGTACGGGCAATCGTTCGTTAAATTATCTGAGGCACAAAAACAATTAACTTTACTTGCAATGGTCGAGGATGGGAATAAGCTTTCTGGTGCCATAGGCCAAGCTGCAAGGGAGTCGGATAGTTGGGAGAACCAACTAGGCAATCTTAAATCAGCATGGGACGGTTTCTTAATAAAACTAGGATCTCCTATACTTGATCAAGCCGTAGACATATTGACCAATGTAGGTGAAGCGCTCAGTAATATAGACCCTGGTCCTTTCATGGAGTTTGTATCATCTGGGTTTGATAAATTATCAGGTGTGAAAGATACTTTATCAGAGGTCGTATCAGCAGTTAAAGAAACAATGACATCACTGACAGATGGGACTGGCGATATTTCTGGTATTTGGGAGGGCCTTGGTTTTCCTCCTGAAATAGCTGATAATATAGCAAGTTTTGCTGAAACGGTTAGTTCTGTTTTTACAACTGTTAAATCTGCTGTGTCAGATTTCGTTGAAAATGTCGTGATTCCTTTGATGCCTCAAGCACAAGAGATCATAGGCGTTGCTTTTGAGTATATCGGTAATATAGTCAGCGGAGCCATGAATATTTTTGAAACCATCTCAGGAATTGTAAGAGGTTTAATTGAAAATGTTATCGTTCCTTTATTCCCTGTAGCTCAAGAAGTTATTAGCGTCGCTATGGACATCATATCACCAATTTTAAGGGTTGTTGGCTCATTGTTTGAAGGGATAACAGCGGTTGTTAAGTTTTTAGTGAACGAAGTGATTGTTCCATTGTTCCCTCTAGCTGTTGGTGCGATTGAAGGAGCATGGGCAATATTAAAGCCAATCCTTAGTGCGATATCTAAAGCATTTAATGGTGTAGCTGATGCAGTAGATTGGGTAATTGATAAGGTTGGAGCAGCAGCAGAAGCGATTAGCAATTTCAGTGTAGGTGATGCGCTATCAGGCGCAGCAAAATGGGTTGGTGGATTAATACCAGGTTTCGAAATAGGTTTAGGACGAGTACCGTTCGATGAAATGCCAGCGTTATTGCATAAAAATGAAGCCGTCCTACCAGCTGATGAAGCTGACAAATTACGTGATAGAGGTATCCTGCAAGGTGACGGCACACATCCAGAAATTAATCTAGATCAAGCTACTCAGTTTGAGCCTGCAAAGGATTATTCAGCAACAGAGACCGTTAATAATAATACTTCAAACAACTCAAAGGTATCTGCACCTATCCAAATCATTGTACAAGGTAGTGATAACCCTCAACAGACAGCATATAGCGTCAAAGATGCACTGGAAGAATTATTTGGAGATTTATTAAGGGTAATGCCAGTGCCAAGGGAGGGATAGTCAATGGCGGAAGAATTAGTTGGTAAATCACGAATAAACGGTTACTTAGTACATGTAACTAATGAGGATGCCGATCTAGATGCCGATATTCCCACTCATAAGGTTGAGAAAGGTATTGATTTATCAGACCATGTTGAGAAAAAGCCAAAGGTTGTAAAATTATCCGGACTTTTAATTCGCCCAACTAAAGAGCGAGTTGAAACGTTAATAAATAAATTAGAGAGTTTCGAGTACAAAGGTCAACTCATCACGTATGAAGGACGGCGTATATATAAAAATATGCTCATGCATGGTTTGTCTATTAAAGCTAGTTCTAAGGTGATGAATGGCTATAATTTTAGCTGTACATTGACTGAAGTACGTATCGCTCAATCAGCGTATGTAGACCCTAAAGTAAAGGCTGTTACTGCACCAGCTAAAGAGGCTGGACGGAAACAGACCGAAAACAAAAAGCAATCACCTGTTTATCATGTTGTAAAAAAAGGTGATACTTATTCTTCTTTAGGTCAGAAGTATGGTACTAAGTGGCAGGACATACAAAAGTGGAACGGCTATGATCCAAAAAAAATCCCTCTTGGTGCAAAATTAAGGGTGGTGTAATAATGCTAGACTTTGAATATATAGAAATCGAAAAAGCGCTCATTCCGTATCGTTTTGAACTGGAATTGGGCGCTGAATTATTTGTGTTAGAAATTAGATATAACGAATTACATGATTATTTCACACTGGATTTACAAAAGGATGATGAAATATTGGTGTATGGTGAAAAGCTTGTGTATGCTACGCAACTGTTTAGTGAAGTGTTCGATAATCGTTTTCCAGCACCTACTATTATTCCTATTGATTCATCTGGTAAAGAAACACGTGTGACATTTGAAAACTTGAATAAAACAGTATTTTTAAAGTTGGTGAATAGCAATGAGTAAACTATTTAAGCGTTATGTTGAAGTTGTGACAGGCAATCTAAAGTTTAATAATACTGAGCTAGATATTGAATTTGAAGTGCCATTTGATGATGATCTTGAGCCGAACATAAGCGAAATCACAATTTACAACCTATCAGAATCCACTAGGAATAAAATAAAGCGTGGCGAGATCATAACAATTAATGCTGGTTATATAGAGGATAAAGGATTAATACTTAGCGGTCGTATTGATAGTGTCCGTGCATCGCCGTTAGGAGCTGACAGAGCGACTGTAATTAAAGTATTGGACACATATCCTTTTAATGCTAAAAAAACGCTACAACGCTCATATAAAGGGAAAATAAAAGCAGATGCTATTATTAAAGACTTAGTGAAAGCTTTAGGGTTAAAAGTAGCCGTGCTGAAATTACCTAAAAACAAAGTGTATGATAAAGGATTTTCGGTCAGCGGAGAAATATTCAAAAAGATTCAAGAAGTCGCAAATGATTGCGGAGCTTCTGCGTATATCTCTAGGCAACAGACTTATATCAGACCAATTACTGAAGGTGACAACCATAAGTTTATCCTTGGTCCTGATACAGGTCTTGTCGGATCCCCTGAATACTTTGAAAACGAACGCAAAGGCATAGTAATGAAAGGTTATAAAGCAACATCACTGTTACAGCACCGGATGAACACAGGGGCAATTATTCAATTGCAATCAATCGTTACAAAAAGTACAGTACGTGTAAAAAGTGGAAAACACATTAGTAAAGGGAGTTCATTCTATACAGAAGTGGAGGCGATATTATGACGAATACTACAGAGTTTTTCCGAGCTTTACAACAAGGTGTATTCGTAAATTTAAATACCGCCATGCCTTGTAAAGTGTTGGCATATGATGAAACGAAACGATTAGCCAAAATCGAACCCCTTTTTATGGTTAAAGAAACGGGTCAAGAACCATCAAAGTTAGCACCTATTGAAAATGTGCCAGTATTATTTCAAAAATATCGTGTTAACGGTAGTGAGGTTCAAAACTACGTACCAGTTTTAGAACCAATGGTAGATACTGTATTGGCTGTATTTTGTCAACGTGCAATAGACGAGGCAATGAAAGGTAATAACGTTTATCCAGGTACAGCCAGAATGTTTGATGTCCACGATGCTGTCATTGTGGGGGTGTTTTAGTGAAAACATTAGCATTGTCAGATGGCGATTTACTCTTTGAAAATGGTGACTTTAAATTAGATGAAGGTGAAAAAGAGGCATCTCAATGTATCGCTATATCACTTGGCACTAACTTAAAAGAATGGTTTTTAAACGAGGCAGTAGGACTTGATTTCAAACGAGTTTTGGAGAAGTCAACTAAAGATGAAACAAGGGCAGAGGTAATGCGCGTTCTTTCACAAGAGGAACGGATTAGAGATATTGAAAGTGTAGAAATAAAAGATGCTAATAGGATTAGGACGATCACCTTCGTTGTAATTCTTTTGGATGGTACCGTAATTAGCGAGGAGGTGGCTGTCGGTGGCATTGGATAAGAACGGTTTCAAACGTAAATCATACAGTGATTTAGTAGATAGTATGTCAGCTAAAACAAAAGAAAAGTTTGGTGCTGATGCTAATACTTCGGAACGTTCAGTACTGGGTATTATCATTCGCATTATGGCGTGGTTTTTCTCATTGTTATGGCAAGACACGGAGGATGTTTACCACAGTGCATATCGAAAGACTGCTGAAGGTGTCCAGCTAGATATGCTTTTACCATATGCAGGCATAACTCGTATTTTAGCTGACTTTGCTTACGGATTAATAGAAATAAAAGGTACGCCAAACCACTTCATTGAAAGTGGTTTTTTAGCGTCTACAGATAACGATATTTTCTTTGAAACGCTCTACGATTTAACACTAGATTATGAAGGTAATGGCACTGTTGAAATTGTGGCGTTAGATGTCGGGGCTATCGGTAATGTTGGGGCAAATACAATTACTCAAATAGTTAACCCTGATGCAGACATCATTAGTGTAAATAATCCGTCAAAAACTAATGGTGGCCGAGAAAAAGAAACGGATACTGAAGCCAGAGAAAGAGCTGATATTACGGTTGAAGGAATTGGTTCAGCTACGACGGCCGCTATACGTGCAAATCTATTGAAAATTTCTAGCATTCGAGCAGCGAAGGTAATTGAAAATTTTAAAGATGAAGTGGATCAATACGGTACGCCTCCTAGGTCCATTCAAGCATTCATCTTAGGCGGCGACGATGAAGAAGTTGCAAAGGCAATTCATGAGAAGAAAGCCGGAGGGATACAACCTTACGGAACAACTTATGTAGATGTACTTGATTTAAGTGGTGATGTAAAACAAATCGGATTTACTAGGGCAAATGAGGTAAATGTTTTCATCAAAGTGAATGTCACAACCAATACATCATTTACGTTTGACGGCGTTAATCAAATTAAAACGGCATTGATCAGATATGTAGGAGGTACAGATGCTAACAACAATACTTACTCGGGTTTAAACATGGGTGAAGATGTAATAGTATCTCGTTTAATCGCGAGAACTTATAGCGTTGATGGCATTGAAGATGTAACCATTGAAGTATCAACAGATGGCATTAATTACAATGATTCGAACATCGTAATAGGATTGCAAGAAGTAGCTCAGACACATTTTAAAGACATTGAGGTGATACTCCATGTTTAGTACAAAATCAATTGTAAAACGTTTTTCTGATTACTTCGACAAGACGCCTGATTCTAATATATCTAAGTTGATGAGTATCTTTTCTGCTGAAGCGCAAGAAGTCAAAGCAACAAATGACCGTATAAGGCAATGGAGAAACATTGACGATGCTGAAGGTGTTGGACTTGACTTGATTGGACAAAACGTCAATCAGCCTCGTGGTGTTGCAAATGATGAAGTTTATCGAATCTTATTAAAGTCGAAAATCGCAAGAAATCTAAGCGACGGAACGATTGATATGATAATTCAGGTCCTAGCTATTGCATTATCGGTTGATCCTAAAATGATAAAAATCAAAGAAAAATGGAATGATCCCGATGAACCAGAACCAGCAGCGATTAAAGTTATTGAGCTTCCTTTAACGAAATTGAACGAGGCAGGGTTAGACCCTACAAACTTTGTGCGGATTGTACAACGGACTGTAGCAGCAGGCGTAAAAGTTGGTGTAATTGAGCTTACAGGTACGTTTGAGTTTGGCGATATTACTAACTCTATTGATAACACAAAGGGCTTCGGTGATATAAACGATGAAACCATTGGTGGTTACCTAGGTGCAGCTTATACACCTAGTCAAGATAACGAATTACCGATTTAGGAGGAATGAAAATGCCAGAACAATTACCACAATGGAATGCAGTAGGTGTCGAGCCTCCACAGTCATTAAAAGACAGTGGTTGGCAACCAGGTATGAAACCATCTGCACAACATATGAACTGGTTATTAAACAGAGCTTATAAATGCATTGAGGAATTACGGCAAGCTGGTGGGAATGTTGATGATTTAATTCAAACTGTAACAAGTTTAGAACAAACCGTCGATACTCATTTAGCTGATGCGGTGAAACATAATAATTATGGTATTGCTACAGGTACTAATGCCTTAACCGTAACTTTACCGAATGCACCAACTATTTTAAAAGAAGGCTTTACCTTACGTTTCAAGAATACAACAGAAAACACAGGCGCAGTTACATTAAACGTTAACGGTTTGGGTGCGAAATCTATCCTTAAGAATGGTGGTACAGCATTAAGTGCTAGCAATTTAAAAGCTGGCGGTATTTATACAATCTGCTATAGTGGTACGGCTTTTTTCTTACAGGGTGAAAGTGGTGGTGATCCTGTTGCTAACGGTTCTCAAACGTTCACAACTCCAGGCACTTACTCTTTCACCGTACCAGAAGGAGTAACTCGTATTTTCTACCGCATGTGGGGCGGCGGTGGTGGAGGTGGTGGATCTTGCGCATACGGTACTTATGTAGGTGGCGGCGGTGGAGGAGCCGGAGCTTATACTAGCGGTTTTTTAAATGTCGTACCCAATTCTGTGTTA